CTACATCTTGCTGGCCTTGTGTCGTCGCAGAGGCGACCGCAGTGTTTAAGTCGTCAGCTGTGAATCCATTGTCCGTCGTCGGCACGCCATTATAGGTAGCCGCATATCCGGTCGCTCCATACGGATAATATATAATTGCAGCTGAGATGCTAAGGAAGGCATCTGACGCAATTGTCGGGGCGGTCATCGATTGTAAACGTATGGAGGCTAAGTTCGTGCAGTTCCAGAATGCGTTATCCCCGATGCTGGTGACGCTGTTGGGAATGGTGATGCTGGTCAGGCCAGTGCAGGACTGGAATGCGTAAGTCCCGATGCTGGTGACGCTATTAGGAATGGTGAAATCACCGCTAGCAGACGGGACAGCAGTAATCAACACAGTGCCATTCTTGTTGAGCAACAGTGGTCCTGTCGAACTGTAATTTGGATTGTCGACAGCAACCACAATGCTGGTCAGGCCAGTGCAGGACTGGAATACGTTAGACCCGATACTGGTGACGCTGTTGGGAATGGTGACGCTCGTCAGGCCAGTGCAGCTCCGGAATGCCTGATCCCCGATGCTGGTGACGCTGTCGGGAATGGTGACGCTCGTCAGGCCAGTGCAGTTATAGAATGCGCTAGACCCGATGCTGGTGACGCTGTTGGGAATGGTGACGCTCGTCAGGCTAGTGCAGTTATAGAATGCGTAATCCGCGATGACTCTAATTGGCTTGCCGCCAACATCGGATGGTAGGGATAGGTCTCCGCTGGCACGACTACCGTCGATTAAGAAAGCATAGCTGTCGGAAAACAAATATTTCACCCCATCAACCGAAGAGTATGTTAGATTCGTCCCACTTAATGCCTGATACCCGATGCTGGTGACGCTGTCGGGAATGTTGATGCTCGTCAGGCTGCTGCAGGACTCGAATGCGGCAATCCCGATGCTGGTGACGCTGTCGGGAATGGTGACGCTCGTCAGGCTGCTGCAGTTATAGAATGCTAGAGACCCGATGCTGGTGACGCTGTTGCCGATGGTAGCGCTCGTCAGGCCAGTGCAGTTACGGAATGCGCCACTCCCGATGCTGGTGACGCTGTTGGGAATGGTGACGCTCGTCAGGCTGCTGCAGTTATTGAATGCGTAAATCCCGATACTGGTGACGCTGCGCCCGTCAATAGTAGCTGGAATCTCAATCGCGCCAGTAGCATCAGTCGGATAGTCAGTAATCGTCACTGACGCGTTGTCGGCATTGACCGAATAGGTATACAGGCCAGATACTGCAGCCCCCGCATTGCCTAAAAGTGCGATCGATAGAAAGATGGTTAAAAGTCTCATGTGGCATATGCTTGCGAGCGACAGTATTTTTGCAATTTAAAAAGCCACGAACTTAGATTAGCAGCGTTAGCAGCTGGCACGCTGAGTGATCGACTTAAAAGACCAGCGTGGAAGCGCTGTGCGGTTGCAGTGCAGACGAGGCGGTGTGCGCGGAGGTGCGCGGTTGCAGTGCGGACGACGCGGAGGTCGTCCCTCCCCGGGAAAGTGCAGGCCTCCGCAAGCGGAGACGACGCGGTTAGGAGACTCGGTTCTTTTAGCCTGTGCCTAAACTTGCTAGGAAAACTGCTTTATTGGGTGAACTAGTCATATATATTAGACGAAGGATTTTTCACTTTTGCTTGCTTGCTTTAAATCGATCATTAAGCATTCCCAGAATGAAGCCCATTCTTATACTAGTTTGCTTACTAAGTTCGTCACTGTACGCTATTGATTTTAATAAGCAATTTTTCAATACTCTTGAGATCGAGAAGATGCCCTTAGTGAAAGCGGTAGATCGTATTAATAAAATTCATTCCAGCCAAAGTGATGGTCAACCTGAATTCCTGATCTTACTACAGGATCCAGTTAATATGAATGATGAAGTTTCTTTCACGCTAAAAGATGTAAATTTGCAATTGCTTTTAGATATTCTACTCAGTGGAACTAATTACAATTACACAGCCTCAGGTCAGTATATAATAATTCAGCGTAATCATAGTAATCCCCAAGCAATACGCGTAGCTGATGTTTTCGATAGCCGTGATTCTGTATGCCTGATTGAGGTGAACCCTAGCCTAGAAAATGATCTAAGCACCGACTCTTTGGGCGGCTCAGGAACAGGATTTCTTTGTAAATTAAATGGTGTTAATTTTTTAGTGACGAACATACACGTGATAGAGAGTGCTAACTCTATAAGCGATATTTCAGTCAGAACTCGCGATAACGTAGCTGTAGAATTGACCAACGGCTTTGTAGCACAGGATCGAGATTTATGTATTTTCAAATTGGAAGAAAACCCAAATTTAAAATATCTTACGATAAGTAAATCTGTATCAAGCCTACAGCTTAATGCCCCCATCCATCTGCTAGGTTACCCTCTCGGTGGTGGTATTCTGCGCAAAGCCGATGGTACTTTAGATGGAACTGGCTCAAGTCTTATTGAGCTAAACTGTAGTGCATTCGCTGGAAATAGCGGTGGACCAGTTTTTGACTCAGTTACGAATGAGATCATAGGTGTATTGACGAGTGTAGAAATAGTATCGAAGGATAAATTCACCGAACTAGCGCGAAAAAAGCTCACGAACCCAATTGATGATGACTTAAGAACCTACGCCACGCGATTGGACACTGTTCCGCAGTCATCCTGGGAACCTTTAGTGTGGCATATTTGGCGAGATGAGAAAGAGAGAATTCATCATCATCAAAATGCTTTATTTGCGGTCGCTTCATTAGTCGAATCCAACTATACTCCAGGTACGTTAATTTCTAATCAGAGTGATCTAATAAAAGACCCTGATATTTGGCGGGCATATTCAAAATGCCAGAATGACTATACTGCCGCTCTCAGCAAAGGAGATAGAAACCTCAGGGCTTCATGCTTGCTAGACTTCGTCAAATTTATCGAGCATTACTTCAGGCCATTAACAGGTTCGCAGTGGAGAGAACTTAGCCGAGCTTGGAAATACGAGTGGTTTGTTTCTAGAAAGTCAGGGAATATCGGATTTGGGAAAGTTGAGGACATTAAACACCTATACCGCAAATATCACGATGAATGGAATTTGATGAGAATGAGGTGGGATTTAAATTAGGGCTACACTTTACCAATCCTTACGGCGTCCAACGACTATCTAGCGTTGATTGGCTTCAATTATGTGCGGACGACGCGGAGGTCGTCCCTCCCCCGGACATGAAGCAGCCCGCAGGGTGAGTGCGGGCTGCTTGGTTGCGTGCTGACTTAGATGCCGATGCGGAGCACCCTGAAGGGCATACAATCGGCGATCCTTGGATTAGGAGACGGTGATGCGCTTCGCGGAGATGGCGCTGGTGAGCTTGATGTCTTCAGTCCAGTCGACGGCGAGGACGTCGGAGCGGCTGGATTCTTCGCGGTAAGTGCGGACAACGTCGACTCCGCCGCGGCGGGTGCGGAATGTCTTCATAAAGCACGGATCGTATAACGAAGGTGCGTTGTTGCCGTGGAACAGATACATTTCAGAACCGACGATGTTTTTAGCGCTCTTGGTCTTGCCCCATTTATTTTGGTCGTAAGAGAGCACGCCGACACGGATGTCGAGGTCGGGGTTGAGTAGCAAGCTGCTGAATTGATTGCGGGTGACGCCAACTGAGGCGGCACCAGGGAAGCGAGCGATGACTTGCGGGTTATGCCGGATGGCTGCCCATGCAGGCAGTCCGATGACGATGCGGTTAGGCATCATGCCGGTATCCGTTGCAAGTGCTTCGATTTGTGCGTCGATTTCAGCAATCGGGTCGTTGGTGTTGGCTGCGCCACTCCATGCTCCGATACCGCCAGTGGCAGCGATTGAGCCAGCTACTGCGTTGAACACTTTGCGTTCATGCGAAGCGACGGCGGACGAGATAAGCGTGCGTGTTTTGGCTTGTTCCAAGTGGAGTGGATCGCCCCGCCCTGCTTCGTCGCGTTCGTGATCGTCAATGGGAATTTCGAGCGCCTGCGGTAAGCAGTTGTAAGTAGGATCAGCGGCGGCGAACTCAAGTCGACGTGCCGGTCCACCGACCGCACGGGAAGTGTCCATGATTTGAAAGGCGTTTTTATCGCTGAAGTCTTTATATTGTCCTGTTGCAGCAGGGACGATGACTTCGGGCGCGATGAAATCGGCCAAGGTGGAACGCAGGTCTTGTGACAGGCCGCGGGCGTAGTTGGTTAGGGTGACGTGGTATTTGCTAGATGACATAATGTGAAGGTTTGAAGGTGGGACTGTGTGAAGGTTGGGTGATTGATCTGCTACGGCATCGTGTAGGCAACTAGGCTTTTGGGAACTGCTTCAATCATTTCCCCTGCCACGCCATCCTCTAATGCCACGCCAGCGTAAAAGGTCGCGCCGGAAAATCCCTGATAGCCTGACGAACCGAAGCCAATATCGGTTCCAGAACTTACGCAGTAAAGCCAGTCGCCAGCAGCAGCTGGTTCAACCAGCTTGGCGAGGAATGTGCCAGCATAGCCTCCGTCAAACGCAGCAACGCTGGCGGTTTCGGCATCTGCACTGAGGATAACACCAAAGGCCCGATCCTCTGAGTACCAAGCATGGGCGTGTGGAACGTTATTGACTCCTGCGAGTTTTACAACTGTGCCGACTTGCGCAGATAGGTCAGTCGTAGTTGGCAGATGAATGATGGCGTTAGTTCTTGTTTGTGACATAATTTTTTAAGTATGAAGGTGGGAAGGGACGCCGCATTGCGGCGAGTTGAAGGTTGAAAGGTGTGAAAGTTGAAAGGTGGCGAAAACGGGGTCGATGCAGAGCACCCTGAAGGGCATACAATCGGCGATTCAAGGGTTAGCGGAACAAGTCTGGTGAAGTATTTCTACGAAATAGTTGTCGGTATTTTATGCCTCGGAACGGTGACTCTCATCAGCGGAACAGGTCGGGTGTTTCTGTTTGAGCTTTGGCGAAGACAGTTTGGAAGTCGGCTTGCGGGTTGGCAGCCTGGACTTCGGCGAGTTTTTTAGTTTGCAGGGTCATTTTATCGAGCAGGCCGCTTTGCGCATCTTCGCCCGCAGTGACTGTTGCGAGGACGGGATGACTCGGCAGCGCTTCAAGTGCTTTGACCGCTTTTGCTTCGTCGCGGATGAGCGACTCAAGCCAGAAGCTTTTAGCGTCTGTATCCGCTGGAGCAATACGGCCTGCGTTGACGGCTGCTTCAATTTGCGAGGAGGCGCGGGCTTGGATGGCCTCTTCGATGCGGTTTTTCAGTTCCCGGTTTTCAGTTTCTAGTTCAGAGAACTTGGCTTCGATCGCTTGGACGATGGATTCTTCGGAGGCGTCGACGGAGTCGATGAGCTTGAGGGCGTAGAGTTTGGCTTGGATGGTCATAGATGGATGAGACTTGAGATGGGAGACTTGAGGGGGGAGGCCTGAGGGCGGCAACGACGGAGCGTTGCCCTCCAGGGTTTGGTTCTTAGCGAACAAAGGGGCGATAGATTTGAAGGCGGCGCGGTTGACTAGGCCGCCCATATTGGTTTCGGAACTGATGACTTTGCCTTCTTTGTCCGGGATAAAGGTCGGCGAAAAACGGCGGAAAGTTTTTTCCTGCACAGCGGTCTGCCCCGCCCCACTCCAGTCGACTTTGGCGCGTACGCCACCTGTCTTGAGATCGTCGCCCGCCCAATAAAACTCAGTGGGCCAAGCGGCGGCTTCGCGGTCTTCGTGATTGAAGTCAAAGAAGGGACGGTCGTCGTTGCCTTCGGTGGCTTTGGTGAGCTGCGCCTGGAGGAAGGCGTTGAGGGTATCGGCGGTTGCCGCGTCGACCGAAATGTCGAGTGCGACGGGTTTGCCAGCGCGGGAGGCGTTGATGCGATGGGTGCCTGGGGGCATGTACTGAAGTTCCTGTGGAACTTCAGCGGTCGAGTGATCCAGTGAAAGTGAGAGTGGCGTGGTCAGTGCGGCTTTGATCGCGGTGGGCATGGATCGAGATTTGAGTCTCGGGATGCCTGCGGCGAGGGCTCTAATTCACTGGGTTTAATCGTGTTTCACTGAGTTTATAAATTGACACTCAGATAGGTTCCATAAGATCCACTCAATGAACCTATTTATTAGAATTGCCTTCCTCACCCTAAGCTCAATCCTAACAAATCAGCTCATAGGTCAGACCTCGCCCATAAGTCTACTGGGTCACAATGGCAGGGAAGCCAATTTCTCTGGAATAGCCTATGCTACAAAGGAGGGAGTATATACACGTCTAATGAACGGCAGCGAGATGTTGGTTCAGTGGGGCCAGATAGATGATTCCATGTATAAAGCAGAAGGTTCCATACTAAGGGAGCCATACTTATTTTTGAGTGCCGCGGACATAGTTAACCTCGCTTGGGGTTTTTATGAAAGCCCAGCGCTAGACGATTCTATTGAGGCTTTTATGCCGACAGTTATTCAATGTGCATCAGATCAATATGCCCTAATCCTCTCAGAGAATTATAACAATTATGGCATAGCAGTGGTATGCACTACGAACGGCATAGATATGAAGCCAATATTCCATAATCCTTTCGACGCCCCAAAACCAAGTTCTGCAGTGAATTTAACGAGTGGAGTCTTAAATGGGAAACTGGCAGACATGGGTATAAACGGCCACGCTGCATTCATGCTGGACCTAGGCCATTGTAGAGCTTTCATCTACTTCAGAGAAAGCCCCATCGCAGTCTATGGATATGATCCTATTGACAACGCCTTATTTGAAAATCGTCTGGTGCAGGAACGTCCAGTCGATCCATTTAGTCCATTTAATTCACGGCTCAAAAAAGATTTACGTGAATTTAAAAGCGATATTCGTATAGCGAGCATATTACGTAAGGTTCGGATTGATTTTATTCGGGACCGTAAAGTAAAATCAAAGGATTTTGTGTTTACCCAAAAAATGAAAGACGGCATCTATGGCTTTTCGGTGTTTTTATCCAACCGTGGTGTGAGCAAGCAATTGGAAGAAAAAAGCTCCTTATTTACTACAGAGAGATAGCTCCTAGGTTCACTTCATGCTGAGCCGATAGAAAAATGGTCGGTGAGAATTAGGTGGTCCTTGGTAGAGCTAAAGCTCCGTCCTTTCAACTAGTCTTTGACTGAACTGGGATCTCGCAATTGTGGTGCAATGGTGGCGGGGATGACCAACCAATGGGATAGGTGGTGCCGTTGAGCGGGTTACACTCGGGGCAGTCGTGATGTCCAGAAGAGGTCGTGGGTGCGGAGGTCGGTGGTTTGCAGAACCACAGAGGGACGCGGATACTAATACGACGCTTTTTCTTACTGCTAATTATAGCCTTCAACTGAGAAGGCGTTGTCTTTGAGCTTCACAGTCACGCGTTCATTCAAATTCTTCCCCTCAATCTTGGCCTGAAATCCGATCTGGTATACAAATGAGTTCTCTTTCTGAGATATTGATGACGAAACTCGGACTCGAGAGGAGGACACACCATAAATATCCTGTCTCGATTTTTCTATGGCAGTCATTGTGACCAAAGGATTACCTCCGCCGGAAAGCCCAATCATCTGCTTCGCGCCTTCCCAATCCTTTTGATCGATATGGTTCAAGAAAACAAAAGCAAAAAAAGTAGCTTCAGCTTCAACAGGATCGATCCAATTACTTTTTTGAAATTTTATTTTTTCTAATACCAGGCTCTTCTGGACTCTTTCTATGTATTCCTGATCACGTTCAACGAGTTCATCTCGTCGTATCTCGAATTGAGTCTGATCATTGTCACGAACAATAACGACAGTGCTTTTATTAATCTCTTTGAGTTCACCGGAAAAGGCTCCCCCACCCTTCGAACGCCATTCTCCTTTCACTGGCCAACTGATCCCATGGTCAAACTCAGCCACACGCGCTGGATCATTTATGCGTCCACCTCCGGGAGCATAGCCTTGAGAAAACAGCATGTTGAAACTGAAAAAACACAGAACGAACAAAATGGTGAAAATTCTCATAACAGGAAGCTACCAACACCTCCGTCATTCCTACGAGTATTAAATGAGCTATTTTTTCGCCTGCACCATAATTTCGCAGTCGCAGTTGTGGTGCAGCGGTGGCGAGCCTGACCAGCCGTTTGGGTAAGTGGTGCCGTTGAGTGGATCACACTCGGGGCAGTCGCCGCCAGACCAAACTAGGTCGTGAGTCTTGAGGTCGGTGGTGGCTAGGAGGTCGGCGAAGTCGATCTGGGCTTGGGCTTGGCGGGCGTTGAAGGATACCGTCGATTCGGAAGCCGAATCAACAGCCGTGGGAAGGTCGGAAGGTGTTAAAGTGGGAAGGTGGCAGGAACAGTTGCCCTTGGCTGATGCAGGTGGCAATGACGGAGCATTGCCCTCCACTGAAGGTGCCGATACGGAGATCGGCGCTCCCGGGGTAGAAGAGACCTGAGAGCTGAGGCCTGAAACTTGAGATGCTTGAAACAGGTCTTCTTTTGGTCCGGGGGCTGGGACTTTGTGGCGGTCGTAGAGCCATTGCTTGCTGACGGGCAGACCCATGTCTTGAAACAGGAGCTTGTCGCGTTCGACCATTTTTTGGTCTTTCTCTGGACGCGCGAGTTCGACTTCGAGGAACGGTAGTTCGTCGGCGTTGCCCCAATTCAACTCGATCATGCTGGGGATGAGTTGATTGTTGATGACGTCGATCACGTATGCGGCGTAGTTCTCGTAGAGGTCGAGCTCGACTTCGCGGTGGACGTTGCCAAGGGCATAGGAGCCACTGTTGCCCTCTTCACTGGTCAGGGTCTGGCCGAGGAAGAGTAGATCGCAGGAGCGGTCGGCGATGGCCATGAGACGCTCGGTCGGCTCGGATTTACCCGCGACGCCTGGTGTGCTGCCGTTGAGGATTTGTAGATCTGTACCTTGTGGGAAGGCGCCCCATGCGGCGGTGCCCATGTTGCGTAGCATATCAGAGACTTGATCAATTTGCGTTTGCGGTGCGGCGGGATCGTAAGTGGCCCAGCGGATCGGGAGGCCGAAGAGTTCGGCCTTATGCGTCATCCACTCCCAGCCGAGCATGCGGCCGAGCCAGAGGTGTGCGAGGGCACGTAGTTGCGCAGTCTCAGCGATGTGGCCGGACTTGGCGCGGTAGACGCCAACGAGGAATTTATGCGGGTATTTTTCAAACTGCTTTGGATTAGATTTATCCCGATCAGGGAACAGACGCAGGGCAGAGGAGTTTGAATGTGGGAAGGTTTGAAGGTGGGAAGGTGTTTCGAAACCTAAGCAGGTCCAGGGGACGCGGCGGGTGCCGGCGGGGACGTATTTACCGTGTTCAATCGTCCAATCGATTTCGAGCACCGAGATGCCACGGGCGACGGCGTCGAGCAGTTCGTAGATGGTGGCTTGGAAGTTGTGTTGGCCTTCCCAAGTGGCGGCTTTTTGATTGTGCAGCGCGTGTTCGACGAAGGCGGCTTTTTCGAGGGCGGCGGCTGACGGCTCTCTGCCCTTCTCGGTCCAGGGCTGGAGGTTGAACGGTAGCTTGGCAACGGCCTTCTTAATCTTGTTGAGATTGGAGCGGAGGCGATCCCACGTGTCCTCCATGGTGTTGAACAGCTCATTCTGGAGCATGAGATTGCCGCGGCCGCCTTCGTCGAGCACCCAGCCGAGGGTCTCGGGATCGAAGTCGATCGGGATCGGCGACAATTGATTGTCGCGGACGTGCGGGCGGATGATGGTGCGTTGGACTCCCATAGAGGGAGAGGATCACGCAGAGACGCGAAGGCGCAAAGGGCCTAGTTTAACTGGGTTTCACTATTCAGGCTTCCTGACGCGAATGAACTTTTTCGTGTCGGAAGCATCGAGCGAATGACTGACTGTATCCACCGTAGTCCAGCTAGAGAGATCTTCGGATTCTTCGATGATGAAATCCACTGATAATGTATTACCACCGCTAGGAGTCAGGCTGATCCCTCCTAAGCTCAGTCCATGTCTCTGCGCATCGGTGAGCACACCTGGTAGCTCTGCTGCTGCTTGTTGAAATGCTGCTAAAGCAGCAGAAGAGTTTACGGTTGGATCGAACCCGAAAATGGAGTAACGAACTTCAATCCCATCCATGATACTATCTTTGTCTGAATCAACATCCAGAGGATCCGATCCGTAAATATTTTGCTCTTCTTGGTCTGTTAGCCCATCACCGTCGCTGTCCATCAATGAAACTAATTGGTAAACTCGCACTACTCCCCGATCATAAAGGCCATTGGCGTCCCCGTACTCCTCTGGAATTACTATTTTATTACCATCACCGCTTAACTCAATCTCCCCCCCCGCCATCGATCGTATTTTTTGACCAGTAAGTTGCCACTCGGTTTCCGATTCTTTGTAAACATTAACAAAGTCTCTACCTCCAATTGCAACCTTACTACCATCCCCCAATAAGTCCACATTGAAGGCCAAGTCTCCTTCATCTCCAAAAATAGACTGTTTTACCTGTGACCATAATCCACCATTGTATTCATATATTGCCACTTTTCCGGAAAATGAACCATTGAAGTCGTGATTACGAGACCCGGTGGCAATTCTAGTCCCATTATCGTTTAAAGATACTGTTTGTAGCTGCTCACTGGCGGAGCCTACTATACTGGCTCCTAGCTGTGATAAGCTATTATTGTCGATCTGGAATATTTTAATTCTACCGTCACCAGAATTATATTGAGGGGCACCCGCGGCAACCACATTTCCATTACCACTAATAGACACCCAATAACCTAACTGTTCTGATGACTGATCACCTGTTATAGTATTATCAATTAATTCCCATTCTTGACCATTGTAATCATACACGCTCAAGCTACCGCTCCTCCAATACGAACCAACAACTAGTCTTGTTCCATCGTCGTTCAAATCGATAGAATAACCTGTTCTAGCACCAGAGGAAGAACCGTCGATATCGTTACCTATCTGCTGCCATTCAGTTCCGTCAAATTGAAAGATGCGCACATGTCCTGAACCAGAACCTCCGCCATCGTTAAATGTTGCTCCAATAGCAACGATATTCCCATCAGCACTAAGTGCAACGCTTGCTCCGCTATGGTCACCCTCATTTTCTCCGACAATATCGCTGCCAGCCTGCGCCCAGGAACCGTCATTGTAGTCAAAGACTCTGACATGCCCAGAAGTTGGTCCATTGCCATCATTCATTACAGCGCCAACTGCAATTCTGTTACCATTAGAACTTGTCGATATAGAACTGCCAAATCTATCGCCAGCGAACTCGCCATAAATATCACTACCCAACTGGAGCCAGATCTCAGGATCAATTTGGTTTGGATTCGTATTAGACAATCCTTCCAATGATAGGATAATTCCATCACCGTCCGTATCGCTATTCAGATCAATCATGTGCGTATAAGTTGGCAAATTTCCCGCATCGATTTGCTCACCATCGGGAGTGCCATCGTAATCGAGATCCCATGAAGCATCGTAAGTTACGAAAGTTCCCGTGGATCCATCTCCATAAGTAACTGTTCCAGAAGATGGAGTAACATAGGTATAAAGAGTAGTATCAGAAGGTTCACCAGGAAAAGTAGCAGTTAATCGGGCAGTATTGCTATCCCCAGTAGCAGCATCCCAAGAATACTCGACATCTGTGCGTTCTTCAAAATCTAGAAATGCTAAAAGGGAGTCGGTTTTGTAGTAGTCGTATTCAACCCCATAATCTGGGGCGGGGTCACCATCCCAGTATGCTACCCGAATTGTCCCAGTAACTGTCGAGGGAGCTTGTCCATACAAAGACAAAATGGATATGAGGGCGACGAAATAGATCCAAAATCTCATAGCCTTGCACGTTAGCTATACGTGCCTGTCTTACGCAAGTATTGATTAGCAAAAATCTGCCTGAGCTCTATCGCCAAGCCTGCGCGAACTTCGTCCGCATAGGTCGATGCCGCCGGCGGTTCTGACCTACGCGGGCGGGGGCTTGCTCTGAGAGGCCCATCCCCTCAGGGATCTTTTCGGCGGCGTGCATGGCGAGCGCTAAGGCAGTGGCGCGGTCGGCGTGGCCATCTTTGGTGCGGGCGGCGATGAATTTGACCAGGCCCTGCGGGGTAACGATGCGCTGGATACTAGCAAGATCGTCTCGCAGCTTGGGATGATTCGGAATGCGCACCGTCTGACTTTGGAAGGCTTTCTTGGCGCGGCTGAACAGTTCGCGCTTGCGATCGTTGGTGAAGTTGACGGCGTCGAGCTTGTAGTCCCCTAGCCGCTTGGCTAAATGTTCGGAGATCGGGCCGCCCATGCCGGTCGAATCGATCGCGATGTAACGGGCGCGAGCGACACGTTCGGCGAGGATCGCTTCTTGTTCTGGGAACGGCGTGTTCTCGAGGACGAGGATTTCGCGAGTCCATAGCACGCCATCTACTCGTTCCAAAGTCCAAGCGACGGTGAGGTCTTTGCGGCGGCCAATGTCGATGCCGACAAATAGCGGATTGGGTGTGCGCGATTCGTAAGGACCGAAGGACGCTGCGGGATCTTCGACGGTGCGGATGAGTTCGATGGGAAACACCTGGGCGGCGTGCTCCATGAACGCGCATTCAAACTCCTGGGCCCAGCCATCAGGGTCAGCGAGGTTGGTCTTGAGTTCGTCAATGTCGAGGCCGAGGCCCTGTTCGACGGCGTCGTACACGCTGGTTTTGTGGCGTTTGAAGTCACTGCCTTCGTTCCACAGTTCGTAGAACTTGTTGTTCATGCCCGCAGGCGTCGAGATCACACGCAGCTTTAGCTGACCGCGCAGTGGATTAGTGATGATCGGATAGACGGCGCGCCAGATATCTTCGGGGTTTTCATGGAAGGCAAACTCGTCGAGCACGAGGTTGGCCGAATAGCCCCGAGCGGTGGATGAGTTGGCCGGCAGTGCCAGGATGCGGGCATTATTGGGGAAACGAATTTGTGAGGCTTTGGTTTCTGGCAGGTATGGGTTGCCCGTCTTTTGCTCGATGGCATCGGCGAAGATTTGCGCGACGCGGTGGACTTTTTCCATAAATTCCAGCGCTTGCCGCTCGCCTGCAGACAGGATGATCCAATCGGAGCCAGAGGCGATGGCGTCGGCGACCACTTCGAAGGCTGCCGCGAGTGAGCCGCCGATTTGGCGCGATTTGAGCCAGATTTTAAAACGCGATTGATCCAGTACCCACTCGCGTTGATACGGCAGGAGCAGGTCGAAGGGAGATGGGGCGGATGGCGAAGCCATGTGGGAAAGTGGGAAGGTGGGAAAGTGTCTTACTCAGCTGCGGACGACGCGGAGGTCATCCCTCCCTTGCGGTGGCAACGACGGAGCGTTGCCCTCCAGCTGCGTACGACACGGAGGTCATCCCTCCCGAGGAAGAATTATTTGGCGGGAGGATCGGGGGCGGCGCCTAGGCGTTGGCGCCAGTCGGCCATAATCTGTTTTTCATCCATTGCGTGCACGTTGACGTTGTTCTGAACCAGTGTTTGTGGCTTCTCGGCAAAGACATCCGGCTTGAGGCTCTTGAGCATGAAGATCAGGCAGGCATCGGAGTAGCGGCGTTTGTCACCGCAGTGGTTGCCTTTGATATCGAACACAGGTTCTTCCCAGCCATCGACACCGCGGCGATGGAGTTCGGCTTCGGCCGATTCGATGCGCTTGGCATTGCGCACCTTGTCGCGTTGCATCTGGGCATCTTTGAACCGGTGCCCCAGCTCAGGGCGCTTGGTCAGCTCAAGGTAAAACATTGACTTCCCGATGCCCTCTTTTTCGATCGCGGGATGGGTATCGTTGCCTTGTATCACATTTACCACTACACGATCGAACAGCGCTTGGGAGAACTTACGCTTGGTGGCGAGGACGGAAGTCATTTTTTAAGTGGGAAAGTGGAAAGGTTTGAAAGTAGAAAGGTGAACTTAGGAAGTCTCCTGCTTTCGTTTGGCTGAGGGCAATGGATTGGCTTCACTGGGAGTGACTGCGTTTCACGATATAGGCGCGGGGGTGGACGGAGCGGACAGCTAAAAAACGCGTGTAGAGGGGTGAGCACGCTAGTGAGAGTGGTAGTGATGGTGGGGAGTGCTTACTGTGACAGGGATAGGCCTATCGTGGCCTTGGAGCGATCTATGCTCTGAATGTTTTTGACGCCTCTATGATAGAGACCTGATGAGGGAGAGCTGAAACTTGAGGAACTGCGGGGGCTAGGCGTATTTAGAGTGGGAATAGTGGGAAGGTCTGATGGTGGAAATGTGTGAAGGTGAGCTGTGCGGAATGAGTGAGCTGGCGAATCGGCTTTTGCGCCCGTAGGGCTGGCTGGGCGCGGAGCGCCCTCTCCTGCGCTGAGTATGCCCGTCTGCGGGCAACGCGGAGCGGGCGACAGCGCGGGGCCAGCCGCGCAGGCGGCTGGGGGTAGCCCCCTATTTATAAAGGGGGCGCCTGGCAGGAACGGAAACGGCGATGGGAGGAACGACCTTGAGCGGGCCGCGCGTATGCATGCGATACGGGGCGCAATCAAATGTAGACCAGATCGGGCGGGGGCGGGGAAACCGACCATAGCTCCCGAGCGCAGCGAGACGACCGTAGGGAGTGAAGGGGCGTAGCGATGGATTGGTTGCGATGGATTGGTAGCGCCGGGCGTGGCGGCGCAAGGGGTCGCGCTCGGGGGAGATGCAGCGACACTATGTCTATTATGTCTTCTAAGAGAAGCGTCTGCTAGGTATACGACGCAGTATTAGGCATAATGCGATATAGTGCGCAAAGCTCGGATCTGGAGCGCGTTGGAGCATTGCAGAGTGTCTGGAGCTGATCATCCACAGGAGCACCCAGCGACTGATAGGATGTACAGCGGAAGACGCGGAGTAGTTCCATTGCAGAGTGCTGGAGCAGTGTATCCGAGGGAGCATCTAGCGACCATAAGGATAGTCTGCGCAGGACACGGAGGGATTGTCGCATTGCAGAGTGTCTGGAGCAGTGTATCCGAGGGAGCATTCAGCGACCATAAGGATAATCTGCGCAGGACACGGAGGTGTATTCCAGGGCGAGGAAGATGTCTAATTGCAAGTATCTGTAGCTGATCGCGACTGTCCCAGCGAATGAACGGGCGTAGCCGTTGACCAGAAGGAAACGGCGTGCGAGGTACGAGCTAAGACGTTGACTGGCGGGAAGCGGCGCAAGCGTAAGTGAAGCAGCCGGGACAGTCGTGTGCAGCGGGTGACGTGCAGGTGCTTGCGCTTTGGAGAGCGAAGCGGACGTAGCGCGACAGCGCGACAGCGCGGAGATGGCCGAAGGCCTGAGCGAAGCGAAGGGAGGAGTGCCAGGTGCCCACTTGTGGGCGGCACGACGAACAACCGGCAGGGCGCTGCTGGCGGGGGATCTGCTTTTGCTGATCGCATGACAGCTATAGCCCGGACGGTGGAGCGAAGGGATTGACCAAACGAGCGCAGCGAGTGCGGGGGTTGATGCGGAGACTGATGCGGACGACGCGGAGGTCATCCCTCCCCTGGTGTGGTGGCAACGACGGAGCGTTGCCCCCCTGGTGTGGTGGCAACGACGGAGCGTTGCCCTCCAGGTGGGGTGGCAACGACGGAGCGTTGCCCTCCACTGGTTTCTAGATGGTGAATGTTTTGGCGTCGAGCGTTCGGCGCCAGTCGGGGTGAGCATATAACCAATCGAGGGCGTCTTCGACAGTCGCGCGGTAGCCCGGCATTTTGAAGCCCGCCTTCTTCATGAGGTAGACATAGTTGGGGTGGCGATTGAGTCTCCAGGCGAGTTCTTTGATGGAGAGGAGCTGGGTGTCGTTGTGTTTGAGCATGGTATGTTTGGTGGTTATTGGTGGTTGGTTGGGTGGTTAAATGGGTAGTGGTTTCAAGTAGTATCAGTATCACCCCCTTAAAGGGGGGTGATACCTGATACTTGTCTCAGTTGGTATCAGTTGGTATCAGGGGTGATACTAGTTCTGTGTTGGTGGTAAAAAGGTGGTCTATTGAGTGGGTTTTTTAACGCTGTACTGGCCTTGGGCATCTCTAAATAAATAGCCCCCATCGACGGCTTGTTTGATGCGGCGCTTGGCGGTAACGATGGCGCAAGCGGTGGTGTCTGCGACGGCTTTGGCGATGTCGCTATAGCGGGTATGTCCGGCTTCGACGGCATGGAGGGTATCGGCGATGGCAGCGGCTTTACCGGATTGTTTGCCTTCGACATCATCCACCCAGGCTTTGACATCGAACTCACTGTCCACCTCGTAGCTCATGGTGGTCTCGTTCATCTGGAGGCCGATGGGCTTGAAGGGCTTACAATCGTTGGACTTACCGCAGGAGAGCACGATACGGGAGGTATCTTCGGCATCGGCGGGGGCGAGGTTGAGTTGGGAGCGCACGCCGGAATAAAGGGCTTTGGAGCCGAGGCCGTAGTTGCCCTTATCGTAGCCGACTGCTTGGGCGATATTGCCCCTGCCGGTGCGCGCGTGGTGGACGACGATGATGGCGGTGTGATGGTTATGTCGGCGGCAGATACGCGTGAGTTCTCGCAGGGTGTGGCGCACGTCGGCGTCTTTGTTAACATCGCCGACCACGACCTCACCAAAGGGATCGATATAGATGACATCGGGTCGAATGGCATCGAGTGTGGCCTGCCACTTTGCGGTGATTTCGAGGGAGCCGATATTGATGAACGCATCATCCATGGTTTCGACGACATGGAAGAATAGGTGTTGGCCCAGTTGGTCGGTCTCTTGAGTCGAGAAGTGGCAGGTCATTTTATGCAACTCGGACTGCTGGCGATGGATACTATTTTCGGTGCCAATCAGGAGATGCTTCAAGGGCTGGGGATGTGTTTTGAATCCAGCAAAGCAACGCCCGACAATTTGCGAAATAGCCAGCTGCATGGTGAAGCGACTTTTGCCCGTGCCGCCCTGGCCGAGGATACTGGTGAGCTGTCCCATGACGATGACGCCCTCCCCTAAGAGATTCTGTTGAGGAGGGAGCTGTTTGGCCAGCAACTCGGCAGCGGACAGGACGGTGAAGGGCTTGTTAGCAGGCGGCGGACTGGTGGCGGCGGAATGATCCAGCACCGGGGCATAGGCTTCGATCTGGGGGATGAACTGGGGGTCTTGCTCTGGAATCGCTTCCCAGGTATCGCGAGGTGTGGTCATGTGGTGAGTGGCTGAGGGTGGAGGTGAGAGATGGGAGGGCTGAGGTGGGAGATGGGAGACTTGAGGGGGGAGAGCTGAGGTGGGAGGGCTGAGACTTGAGGGCTGAGGGAGGAGACTTGAGGGCTGAGGGCTGAGGCTAAGTGAGGAGGTGCTTGGGGTTGAAGTGTAGGATCGGCTGGGCTTTGCCGTTGCTGCGACGTCCACCTGGCATGCGTACGAGTTTGCAAGGATCCCATAGCGAGGCGTCGGCTCCGAGGGTGACGGCCCAAGCAAAGAAATCTTGCTTTGCCGTTTCACTGAGTGCCCGGACATCGAACCAGCCATGCATCGATTTGCCCCCCGACCACAGCACCATAATGAGAGGGACTGTGGCTGGGGTATGTAGCGATGAGAGGATGGCGGCTTGCTGCTGCGGGGAGCCTCGATCGAACTCGACTACTTGAAAGCGCCGCGACTGGGTGGCAATCTCTAGGCAGCGCGGCGAGAGCTTGCCATCGAGCGTGCGGCCGATGGTCGCGGTCATGGGGTTGGCGACGATGAACTGCATCGCCGGCTCCATGCCACGCCAATGATGACGCGGCATGGTGCTGGCCGAACGCACATCACGCGCGAGGCAGAGCAACTCGTCTTGCGTATAGATCTGATCCAAGACCTCGGCAGGCGTGAACGGCTTTGCGCGGAGCTCGAACAGGAGCTCGTGCTGGGCATAGAGCTGTGAGTCCTCGGGGCTAAACTCAGGCCAAGTGGGTCGCTTTGCGGCAGTGTGTGGCTTGGCTGCTGACGGGGCAGTAACGACCGAGCGTTGCCGTACAGATGGTGCCATACCATAGGCACGTGCGATGGCGCGATCGATCTCGTGGGAGAAGTCACGGTCGTGCCAAGCGTGCTGCGCGGCGACCTGATGGAGGAACGCCCTCACCCGCTGAGCGGATGCGACATGCTTGGCGCGTGATGCGACCTGCATCAACCAGACATTACGCTCCCCTGCCATGGGAGTGCGTTGTAAGGTCTTGGCCAATGCAGGCGGCAGTGTATCGATGGTGGCGATGTGGCGTGTGGGTTGTGGTTGCTGGTGTGAAGGTGCGGACGACGGATGTGGGACGGTGCGGATGTGCGGACGACGCGGACGACGGATGTGGGGACGGTGCGGATGTACGGACGACGCGGAGGTCATCCCTCCCCTAACGACGGCGGAGGTAGGCGCGTGAATGGACGGTGCAGTCTTGTTCGAGTGCGCTGCGAACCTGAGCGACATCAAAGCGGACGAGGTGTCCGATCTTGACGTAGGGGATCTTGCGCTGTGCTTGCATCTGCCGGAGCCAGCGCAGGGATGGTCGGCTTTGGTCATCGAACAACAGTTCGAGCAGACGCTCAGCGCGGACTAGTTGAGGTGGATTGGTGGTAGTGGTATGCATAGTGGTGGTATTAGAGTTTGGTGAGATCGTCGGAGTGAGTGAGAATCCAGAAGCCCGGTCTGCCCTTCTCCGATAAACAGATGACGGGGGTTTTATGTTCTGGATCGGCGAGGCGTTTGGTGTCGTCCCAGAGACGCACCGCGGCGAAGCGCTTACGCTGCTTGCACTCGATGAAGAGCTCGGGGTGCAGGCTATCGGAGCGGGTGATTTTAGAATTGCCGCCCGAGAGAGCGTTGCGCTCGGTGTTGAAGAAACGCGCGACGCGGCGCTCGAAGGCTTTCCATGCTTTATCACTCATGTGAAAGCCCCCCAGTTATATTGTTTGTGGTTGCGGACGACGCGGAGGTCATCCCTCCCGATGGGGTGGCAACGACGGAGCGTTGCCCTCCAAGTGCGGTGGCAACGACGGAGCGTTGCCCTCCAGGTGTGGTGGCAACGACGGAGCGTTGCCCTCCAGGTGGGGTGGCAACGACGGAGCGTTGCCCTCCAGCTGCGGGGCGGGGATCGTATTTTTTGGTGTGGCGCCAAATGGCGCAGGCCAGTTTGTAGACCTCCCATTCAGCGACTAGCTGCTCTGGGGTATAGGTGCAGACTTCGAGACGGCCTGGTTCGGTGGTGGAGATATAGACGTTGGCTCCATACACCTGCGGCAGCTTGGCTTCGCCCCAATAGGTGGCAGCATAGGCGGCGATCTGCATGGCTTGACCGTCGAAGGGTTTAACCTCGACGCCGGGCTTGGTCTTTTTGGTTTTAAAGTCGATCACACCAATGCCGTCTTGACCGTAGCGGCAAGCGATATCCATGGTGCCGGCAAAGCCGTAGTCGGTATTGACGAGGACTTTCTCGCGCTCGATGAATTGGATCTGCTTCTGCGCCTGCCAGGCGAATACGGGCGAGGTGTAGGCTTGCAGATCTTGGGGGACTTCGACGCCTTCGTAATGCTTCTCAATGGCGTCGTGGATACGACTGCCCAGATCGGCGGCTTGCTCGACCTGTTGAAACGCTTCGTCGATAAGCCGATCGACATAGTAGTCGTCGGATTCCTCGGCGCTGCGTTCGAGGCGCAAGGAGGCAAGCGCGACTTGCTGCAGCTTCCAACGATCGAGTTGCGGCTTGGAGAAGATGCCTAGGATCGAGGTGACACTGGGAAAGAGTTGCAGCTTACGGGCGTCGCGGAGAGTAGTGGCACGGAGGCCACTGCCCTTGGTACGGGGGAGCTGATGACAGGGCGTGCCATCGGCTTTGTACCAATGCGAGGAAGGTGTATTTGATTTTTTAAGATGAGCCATTTTTTTAGTAGGAAGGACCAGCTGAGCTGGTGTGAGAAAGTTTAAAGGTGGGAAAGTTTGAAGGTGGAGGGAGCCCCCTCCCCGATTGCGCGGAGGGGGCTCGGTGAGAAAACGCCCTAGAACGGGACCTCTTCGTTGGTGGTGATGTGCGGGTTCCACTCCGGCGCCGTGGCGGGAGTCGCTGGCGGTGCAGGCTGAGGGGCGAACCCTGCGGGCTGAGGCTGCTGGTTGTAGGGAGCCTGGGGGTCGGTCAGTGGTGGCGTAGCCCCCGCGGCACTGGGCAAGGTGCTGACTTCTGCGGGGGCCGGCGGAGAGGTTTGACTGATGAGGAAGGATTCCAGCGGAAGCACCTGCGGCTTGAGTTGGTCGATGACTGGCGAAATACCAATCAGGTTGGCATAAGTCTTGGTGCCATCGCGGGACTGTTTGTGGGCGATGGTGATCATGGTGCCCTGCCCCTTCAGCTCACAGTAATCCCAGCCATACTTCGGCGGCGTGCCGAGCCAGGCGGTGAGGAACTTAAACAGATTCGACTTGGGCGAACCACTGATGCGGAACTCGAAGGACTGGACCTTGTAGAGCTGGCCATCCTGAGCACGGAAGCCAAACAGGAAGCGGGTCACATCGATCTGTTCCGACTCTTGCGGATTTTCGAACTTGGGACGCTCGACGCCAAACTGATCTTCGACTGCGAGACAAGTGGCGACGTAGGTGCCGGTGGGAGCAAGGGCTTCGATGTCGAAACCGTTGGATGAGGGTTGTGCTAATAATGCCATAGTTGTGTGGTTGGTTGTTGGGTTGTGATGAGAGACCTGAAGGCTGATGCCTGAGGGCTGAGAGATGGGAAGGAGGTCTGAGACTTGAGGGGGGGAGACTTGAAAGATGAGGGCTGAAAGCTGAGACTTAAAAGATGGGACTTGAGAGGTGGGATTTGAGGACTGAAGAACAATGGGGCTAAATTAATGTTTTTTGCTAAAAAGGCATAGCTATCGCTAGGAAGGCGTGTTTTTCGCGCTCAGAAGTTAAAGATTTAGCAGATACAGCCGAGGTCGACTGTCAGGGATGATGATCGGCTAGCCAGGCGGGCAGTAATCTTGGGTACGACAGGTACTCAAATACTGATCAACTGCCTGCTGAGGCACCCGAATGACCCGTTTGTTAATTCGATAGACTGGCGCGATACTGCCCTGATTGATCAGCTTTAATACAGTCTTGCTGCAGAAACCTAATTGTAGGGATACTTCTTTGGGAGATAGAGCAATGGTCGCTGATTCAGTCATTTAAAGGCAGTTATTTTTTATGATGCATTGAGCACTCACGTGCGTGTGATGACGCAAAAATTCCTTTAATAACGTTCCATTACAAGAACTTTCTACGCATCTTCTTTAACTTTACTCTTGTTTACCTAACATTCTTCAACTTAATCAGCTAAAACACCGTAAACACCCCTCGACCATGACCGCAGCCACCCCCTCCAACGATAAGCTAGGCCCCGTGATGAAACGGCTGCTCAAAGCCCGATCGATGAAAGCCTACGAACTCGGCGAGCAGATCGGCCTGAGCCCGACTTCGATCAGCAAGATCATGAACGGGATCAGCCGGCCACGGCAGAACACCTTCACGCGGATGTGCCAAGCGCTCTGCGCCAGCAAGCACGACGAATACCAACTCGTCCAGGCCTTCACCGGCGCTGAAACCCTCGAAGAAGAACAGGAGGCGGCGCACCACCGCCCACAAAGCGAGCCCGAGCAAGAGATCTTGCGCCTGCGCGCCGAGCAATTTCTGGAGCGCAAGACCCAGTCGATCCAATTTAAACGCAGTGTCGCCCGCGAGCTCGACAAGGCGGGTATCGCCTACCAACAAGACTACTGCCAGGGCCCCTACTCGACCGACTTTTTGATCGAGCACAACGGTCAGCGCATCGCACTGGAGTGTAAGAGTAATATCGGGCGCGACCTAGAAAAGACCGAAGCGATCTGCGCGCTGATCCAGGAGCAACTGAACTGCTCGCAGGTGCGAATTGTGCTGCCGTACCTCGAAGACCAGCGCGCGGCGAACTACGTGAGCGTGGCGGGGATCACGGCTTATTTGGAGAAGTGATGCAGACCGTGGCTCATGAAGAAAATAGCGCCCTGCCCCTGCGAATGTCCTACCCTCGTGTGATATAGTTTAACACCAACGACCTCACCGCTGTAAAATTATCTGACTAAACTCACATTTGCTATTTTTGCTTTGCCTGAACACAACTATAAAGCTTTTAGTCAAAGTTTGTTTCAGCCTCATTCACCTACCTTTCAACGAAAAAAAACATACAAGGAAGCGCATTCCCAAGAACTGACTCAATATGAAACTTTCAGAAATTAAAGCTGGTCAATCACTTGTAGGAATCGAGAACGATTATATCGTCCAAGTCATTACGCCCGTTCAAATAGGAACGGATACAATTCAGTTAATTTATAAGCTTCCAGACGGAACTATACGTGAAACATTATTAGACCAGACAAGAGAAACGACAATCTCAGTCGCGACCGTTGAAAGCCCTTGGTCATTCGATGGGGATGGGGAAGCCTTCAAGCTCGCGGTCGAAGCGAAACGTATCGACCTCGCCTTTCTGTTCGACCCAATGATGGCGATTCACACTTCGAACGTGGAGCCGCTACCGCACCAGATTACAGCAGTTTATGAATCCATGTTGCCCAAGCAGCCCCTTCGATTCGTTCTCGCGGATGACCCAGGATCTGGCAAGACAATCATGGCTGGGCTCTACATTCGAGAACTCATCATGCGTGCGGACGCTCGACGGGTCCTAATCGTGGCACCAGGCTCCTTGGTTGAACAGTGGCGAGATGAATTATTTGAAAAGTTCGGCCTAGAATTCAAAGTGTTTTCTAAAGAGCTAGAAGCATCCTCTCCTTCCGGAAATGCATTTAACGATTATGACCAACAAATCGTTCGCTTGGATCAGATGGCTCGCAATGAGGAGCTACAAGAAAAGCTATGCTCGGAGCCATGGGATCTCGTCATCTTCGACGAAGCTCACAAACTCTCAGCTCACTTTTATGGTCAAAAACTAGAGAAAACGGGGCGCTATAAATTTGCAGAGCGCATCGGGGCACATACACGGCACTTGCTGTTAATGACAGCGACGCCGCACAATGGCAAAGAGGAGGATTTTCAGCTGTTCCTTGGGCTTCTCGACTCAGACCGCTTCTATGGGAAATTCCGTGATGGGGTTCATAAAGTGGATACTTCCGACTTGATTCGCCGAATGGTGAAGGAAGATATGGTCAGATTCGATGGAACTCCGCTGTTCCTAGAGCGCCGTGCTTATACAATCAATTATAAGCTCTCAGACATTGAAGTGGAGCTCTACGAGGCAGTCACTCTCTATGTAACGACCGAGATGGGCAAGGCAGACCAACTTGACGGCAAACGTCGTGGCTCTGTCGGTTTCGCACTCACAGCGCTCCAGCGCCGAGTCGCATCCAGCCCGGAAGCGATCTTTCAATCTCTAAACAATCGTCGTGATCGCCTTGAGAAGCGACTTCGTGAAAGCCGTCTATCTGAACGGGGCCGTCAATTACTAGTTCCCGTCCTGGATGAGGTGCCTGAAGACGACGATGACCTCAATGCCAGCGAACAGGAGGAACTTGAAGACGAGCTCGTCGACCAAGCAACAGCAGCTCAAACCGTCGAAGAGCTTGAAGACGAGATTCGCATCTTAGGCGATCTAGTTAAGATCGCTCAAGAAGTCGTCCTCTCCGGCAATGACCGCAAATGGGACGAACTCTCAAAGATCCTGCAGAACGATGCCAGCATACGAGATGCCGACGGCCAAATGCGGAAGCTCATTATATTCACCGAGCATCGTGCCACACTCAGCTATCTTGAAAAACAGATCAACGGGGTTCTAGGGACTCCAGGTGCGGTTGTCACGATTCACGGTGGCACCCACCGAGACGAACGCCGAAAAGTGCAAGCACTCTTCCGTTCCGACAAGACGGTGCGCGTCCTCGTTGCCACCGATGCTGCGGGCGAAGGCGTAAATCTTCAAAACGCCAATCTAATGGTCAATTATGACCTCCCGTGGAACCCAAATCGACTCGAACAGCGCTTCGGCCGCATTCATCGTATTGGACAACAGGAAGTTTGCCACCTTTGGAACCTAGTTGCCAACGAGACCCGTGAAGGCGATGTTTATTTCCGCCTACTCAAAAAAATAGAAACGATCAGCGATGCGTTTAAAGGGCGTGTCTTTGACGTGCTTGGAGAAGTCTTTGAAGAACGCAGTCTCAAAGATATGCTAATGGAGGCCATTCGCTACAACGATAAGCCCGAGGTTAAAAGTAAGCTGAAAGAAGTCATCGACTCTGCACTCGATGAAGACCACATCCGCGATTTGCTGGATCGCAATGCCCTGTCACAAGAGCAAATGGGAGCGGAGCGTCTCTTCTCCGTCAAAGAGCAAATGGAAAAAGCCGAGGCTCGAAAGCTCCAGCCGTATTTTGTGCGCTCGTTCTTTCTGGCTGCGTTTAACCAGCTCGGTGGGTCAATGTATCCACGCGAAACTGACCGCTGGGAAATTACACATGTTCCCGCAACGCTCCGCGAACGCGATCGTTTGATCACTGGGCGCAATCGCCGCGATTCAGCCCCCGTGCTTCGCACCTACGAACGCGTCTGCTTCTCAAAGGAAGCCGTTCGTCTCAACAACAAGCCTAATGCTCCCATGGGAATCATGCTCCACCCGGGGCACCCATTGATGTTGTCCGTCAGCGATGTCATTTTGGAGCAACACGCGAACCTCTTACGGCAAGGCGCAGTCCTACTCGATCCTAGCGATGAGGGCATTGAACCTTCACTTATATTTCTACTCACGCACGAGGTTAAATCCGGCGAAGGCAGCGTGCTCTCCAAACGCTTACAATTCGTGCGTGTTACCCCCGAAGGCAAAGCAACCTTTGCAGGTTGGGCTCCTCACCTCGACATGGAGCCGATTGCTCTAGAGGATCGTTCGCTGCTCGCAGACACGCTTGCCTCGGATTGGCTGCACAAAGGACTCGATCAACAAGCACTCACACTCGCTGCGCAGACACTCGTCCCGGAGCATTACGAAGAAGTCGCCACACGCAGAATCAAAAGCGTGGATAAAACCCTGCACGCCGTTAATGAGCGCCTGAGTAAGGAGATTTCCTTTTGGTCGGATCGCTACATAAAACTAAGTGACGACCAAACCGCCGGTAAGGACGTGCGACTAAACCTAGAAAACGTGCGTCGAACACTAAGAGACCTCGAAAGCCGGCTTGAAACACGTAAACGTGAACTCCAGACCATGCGCCACGTCACTTCCGCCACTCCGGTTGTGCTGAGTGGTGCCTTAGTCATACCAGCAGGTTTGTTGAAGCAGGTCAAAGGCGAGACGACCTCCCCTGGCACCTTTGGTGTCGATCCAGTCGCCCGCGCCAAGATCGAACAGATCGCCATGACTGCCGTAACGAAAGCAGAAGAGGCCCGAGGCTGTGTCGTGACTGATGTCGCCGCTCAAAAGTGCGGCTGGGACATTACCTCACAGCCAGCCGAAGGTGCGATACGCCACATTGAAGTCAAAGGCCGCGCCAAAGGAGCCCCCTCCATCACCGTCACCCGTAATGAAATCCTCTACGCCCTCAACCAAGCAGATAAGTTTGTGCTGGCGATTGTGCTGGTGGACGAGAATGACGCAGCGGAAGGCCCTTACTATTTAACGAACCCATTCACCCAAGAGCCTGACTACGGAGTCGCCTCGATTAACTACGACTTGAAAGAACTGCTTTCTAAAGCACTGTGATGACAGCAAGAAACCCTTCTTAATTACTATTCCCTCATTCCATCGAATCATACATTTAATGTCTTCCCACACCGTCAAAGCTCCTAAGAAACTGATTGAAGTCGCGCTACCGCTCGATGCGATTAATATCGCCTGTGCGCATGAAAAGATGCCTGGAATCGGGGCGCATCCGCGTGGAATCCACCTTTGGTGGGCGCGCCGTCCCTTGGCAGCGGCACGTGCAGTGATTTTCTCGCAGTTGGTCAACGACCCCTCTTGGAAATGGGAAATGGAGCATCCGGGCGAAATCCCTCCAGGCCATTTAAAGGCATCATGGGCAGCCAGCCGCAAGCGTCTGTTTAAAATCATTGAAGACTTGGTGCTGTGGGAAAATACCACCAATGAAGTGGTATTGGAGAAAGCCCGAGGTGAGATCCGCAAGTCCTGGTTGGAGGTCTGTGAGCTCAACAAAGACCACCCTGAAGCTGACGAACTATTTAATTCAGAGAAGATGCCGGGGATGCATGACCCTTTTGCGGGTGGCGGAGCCATTCCACTGGAGGCACAACGCTTGGGCTTGAAAGCTTATGCCAGTGATCTCAATCCGGTCGCAGTCCTGATCAACAAGGCGATGATCGAATTTCCGCCAAAGTTTGCAGAGAACCCGCCGGTCAACCCTGAAGCACAAAAGAAACTTGGCGGTGCTTCAGGCTCCTGGCATGGGGCTACCGGACTAGCGGAAGACGTGCGCTATTATGGAGAGTGGATGCTTAAGGAAGCACGAAAGCGAATCGGTCATCTATACCCCCCTGTCGAGATCACCGAAAAGATGGCTCAGAATCGACCAGATTTAGTGCCATATATCGGAGAAAAACTACGGCTAATCGCATGGATTTGGACACGAACTGTCAAAAGTTCAAATCCCGCATTTTCTCATGTAGATGTCCCGTTGGCCTCATCGTTCATTTTAGCGAGTAAAAAGGGTGCCGAAGCCTATGTTTCCCCAATCATTTCAAAAGATAATTATTATTTTGAAGTAAAAAAAGGCCCGCCTCCAGCCAGCGCAAAAACAGGAACAAAGCTTGCGAGGGGTGCTAAATTCAAATGTCTACTCTCCGATGTTCCAATGGAGAGTGATTATATTAAGTCTCAAGGCCGAGCAGGTAACCTAGGCTCCAAGCTCATGGCTATTGTTGCTCAAGGCAAACGTTGTCGTATTTATTTATCACCGCAAGATGCAGACCAAATAATAGCAGAAAGTGCGAATCCGAACTGGAAACCCAATCAAAAATTACCAGGAGATCTACGAGCCTTTTGGACCCCGGCGTATGGCGTTACGCATTTCAGCGACCTCTTCACTCCCCGTCAGTTGGTCGGGTTATCGACACTTAGCGATTTAATCGCTGAAGCGCGTGAAAAGATTTATAATGATTCTATTACTGCTGGCTTAAACCCGAATACACCTGGGATAGACGCTGGAGGAAACGGAGCCAACGCCTATTCTGAAACGATTAGTCTGTATTTAGCGTTTGCGATAGATCGATGTGCAGACTTTTCAAATGCAGTTACAACATGGTCTCCTAATAACCAAAAAGTAATGCATTTATTCGGTAAGCAAGCAATACCAATGACCTGGGATTACCCTGAGGCAGCGTTGTTGGAAGAAGTCGTCGGCGGCTTCGCCCCTGCCACTGAATTCATTAGTAAGTGCATTCTTAAGCTTGCAGGAGGACGCGCGGACGGAATCGGCTTACAAACAGATGCTCAAACTCAGAATATATCAAAAGGTCAGTTTATTTCGACCGACCCCCCTTATTACGATAATATAGGATATGCCGATTTATCGGATTTTTTCTACGTCTGGTTACGTAGAAACCTAAAGTCAGTTCTTCCTTCGGTTTTCTCAAGTATGGCAGTCCCGAAATCCGAGGAATTAGTAGCAACTCCCTATCGTCATGGAAGTAAAAGCAAGGCAGAAGACTTCTTTCTTGAGGGAATGCAAAAAGCAATGGAGAACCTTGCGAATCAAGCCCACCCAACTGCGCCAATCACTATTTATTATGCATTCAAACAGTCTGAAACTAAAGAAGGAGCAGGGACTACTTCAGCAGGATGGGTTACCTTCCTAACAGCAGTCATTCAATCAGGTTTAGCAATAGTAGGCACTTGGCCGCTTCGAAGTGAACAAGAGTTTCGGATGATAGGTATGGGCACAAACGCCTTAGCCTCCAGTATAGTGCTGGTCTGTCGTAAGCGCCCCGACGATGCGCCTACCACTTCACGCCGAGCATTCATTCGAGAACTCAATAAAGTGCTCCCCGAAGCGCTCGACGAAATGACTAAAGGAGCTGGGGATGATCAAGCACCTGTTGCGCCGGTCGACCTCTCACAGGCCATCATCGGCCCCGGAATGGCGGTCTTTTCCAAATATAGTGCGGTGCTCGAAGCGGACGGCTCTGCAATGTCCGTAAAATCGGCACTTCAGTTGATCAATCGCTTCTTGGCAGAGGACGATTTCGATGCAGACACCTCCTTCTGCCTGCATTGGTTTGAACAATATGGCTGGAAAGATGGTATTTTCGGTGAGGCCGATGTGCTGGCTCGCGCAAAAGGCACGAGTGTTGACGGCGTGCAAGCCGCTGGTGTGATCGCATCAGGCAGCGGCAAAGTGAGTCTCCTCAAGTGGGCGGACTACCCGACCGACTGGGATGCAGCCAAAGACAAACGCCTCCCTGTGTGGGAAGCACTGCATCACCTCATCCGCGTGCTCAAGCAAGACGGCGAAGCTCAAGGCGGCCTAGTGCTCGCAACAGTTGAGGGCAAATCTGAAGCGATCCGTCAGCTCGCCTATCGCCTCTACACCCTCTGCGAGCGTAAAGGATGGGCCGAAGACGCTCGCGCCTATAACGAACTCATCACCAGCTGGACGGCACTCGAAAGCGCCGCAGCCAAAGCCCCGAAGCAACGTGAACTTTTTGATTAATCACTAGAAGACTATATTTATTATGAAACCTTGGAGAGAAATAGCAGTCCCCCACCGCGATGTATTAGAGGGCACCTTTCAACAGTCTGAATTTGCTGCAGACATCAGTGCCGTGCATACGGGCAAAGCGACCAAGGAGTATCAAGACGCAATCGCCTTCTACGAGCGCACCTACATCACGGAAGGGATGCGTCTATTGCTAACATCAGTTGCCAAAAGGTTAAACGGCGGCGGCGGCGACCCTGTCATCCAACTACAGACAGCCTTTGGTGGCGGTAAGACGCATACCATGCTGGCAGTGTATCATCTGGCAATGCGCAGTTGTTCAGTTACGGATTTAGCAGGAATCTCTAGCGTGCTAGATCAGGCAGGTATAATGGAAGTGCCGAAGGCCAAAGTGGTCGTGCTGGACGGCACAGACCTGGCTCCGGGGCAGCCTTGGAAACGAGATAAGCAGGTCATCCATACACTGTGGGGTGAACTGGCATGGCAACTCGGTAAAAAAGATGCCTACGCGAAAGTCAAAGAAGCCGACATGAACGGAACCTCTCCGGGCAAAGAAACGCTGCGTGGTCTACTCGCAGAGTATGGGCCTTGTGTGATTCTGATTGATGAGCTGGTCGCTTATATCCGTCAATTCCCGGACTCGAAGCAATTGAGTGGGGGCACATATGACACGAATCTGTCATTCACCCAAGCACTGACCGAAGCGGTCAAGATGGTGCCCAATGCTATACTACTCGCATCCTTACCAGAATCAGAAGTCGAGGCTGGTAGCGGTAAGGGTGTGGCGGCGCTAAAGGCGATGGAAAAGACCTTTGGTCGCGTGCAAGCGCTCTGGAAACCCGTAGCCACCGAAGAAGCGTTTGAGATTGTGAGACGGCGCCTATTTGAGCCAGTAGTCGACTCGGCTGCCCGAGATGAAATCTGTAATGCGTTTAAAGCAACCTATGTGGCTGAAGGTGATAAGCTCCCCAGTGAGACTCAAGAGAGCCACTATGCGGATCGTATGTTACAGTCCTATCCGATCCATCCCGAGATCTTTGATCGCCTCTACGAGGATTGGGCAACGCTGGACGGCTTTCAACGCACACGTGGTGTTTTGAAGTTAATGGCCAAAGTCATCTACAAGCTATGGAAGGATCAGAATAAAGACCTGATGATTATGCCAGGTAGCTTACCGCTCTATGATAATGAAACCCGCAATGAGCTGCTCTATCATCTACAGCCAGGTTGGGATCCCGTTATTGAGCGAGATATTGACGGCCCACGTGCAGAGACCACAGAGCTCGAAAATAAAGAGCCTCGCTTCGGAACTGTCCAAGCCGCACGTCGAGTCGCCCGCACCTTGTTCTTCGGCACGGCGCCTGATGCAGTTTCGACAAAGAGCATGACGAAAACACGAGGCCTCACTCGGCCACGCATCCTACTTGGGTGCTTACAACCGGGACAAAGTAGTTCCCTCTACTCAGATGCCCTCGGTCGCTTAAGTGACAATCTACACTACCTGAACACGAGCGGTGACCGCGCACAGGATACGACTCACTTCTGGTTTGATACTCGTGCAAATCTACGCCGGGAAATGGAGGAGCGCAAAAAACGCTTTGATGACAAAAAGGATATTCAGCCTGAAATGGCCAAGGTCGTCACTAAACTATGTGGCAGCATCGGCGTAACAAAAGCACTCCATGTATTCACGCCGCATAAAGACGTGCCTGATGATAGTGAGTTGCGACTAGTCGTCTTACCTCCTGAGAAATTTTACAGCAAAAATGAGGAGCGCCAATCGATCGACGCTGTCCGTGAATTTGTAAAGTCCCATGGAGACCAACCACGACATCGGCAAAATCGGATTCTATTTCTGGCCCCAGATCATGACAGTTTAGGGCGATTAAAGGATGCACTGCGGACGGCTCTCGCTTGGGAGTCGATTATCGAAGATGTCACAAGCCATCGGCTTAACATTGATCGAGCTCAAGAGAAACAGGCTAAGCGGGAATTACAGCTAACTGTCGACTCACTACCAAAGATCACTCGCGAATGTTTCCGATGGTTGCTCTGCCCATTCATGAATGCACCCACAGAACGTGAAGTGAAAGTAGAAGCATTTCCGCTAAACACTTCTGGTTCTAACCTGAGTCTCGAATTCGAACGTGTGTGTTTGGAAAATGAACTGGTAATCATGACTTGGTCACCGATTCACCTACGTGATAGTGTGCTCAAGAATCTGTATTGGAAGAACGACAGGAAATCAGTGAAAGCAATCGATGTCTGGAATGACATGTTGTGCTACCTCTACCTACCACGACTACATACGCGTAGTATTTGTGAGCAGACGATTCAAAAAGGCGCTGCGAGCCATGACTTCTTTGGCACTGCCTACGGCGAGCATGAAGGCAAATACGATGGTTTTGTATTGGGAGATCCGAATGTTCAACTCGATGACACGCTGTTACTCATCGAACCAAGTGCGGCGACAGCCTACGCAGCTGCTCTGGATGCCGAGAAAAAAGCAGAAGTTGCTGCTGAGAAGCCAACCGACACAGCGAATGAGGCCGATCAAGCGACTCTAAAGCCTAGCGGCGGAACCACCAATCCACCACCCGGGGCAGGAGGAGGAGAAAGTTCCGAAAAGCCAGCCCATCCAGTCGAGAAGATCCGTAGTTTCCACGGTTCCGTTGATGTGAGTGCCACGATGGCCAAGTTCAAGCTCTCAGAGATCTCGGATGAAATAATCGCGCAACTCACGAGTGATCCCAATGCGAACGTTAGCGTTACACTGGAGATTTCAGCAGAATTCGCAGATGGTGCTTCTGACCAAATCCGCCGAGCAGTATCTGAGAATGCAAATAACCTGACTTTCAAGAGCCAGCATTGGGAGTAAATACTGGACTGGGGCAAAAAGGGGCATGTCATTACCTTTGCACTTACCAGTATTTAGTAAGTGATTAAACTATCAAAATAGCTCCCCTCGCAGGGTTCAAAGGACACATAAAAAAGCCGAACGGGTCATGTCATTACCTTTGCGATGGAAAGCGTGAATAAAGCAAAAAACAACAGCTCCTGCGATGGTGCTGTTTTTCGAAAAGTTGGGGGCGCCATTTTACATCATCTAAAGCCGCATAGGATTTGCCAATTATTTGCCAATTTACCGACAAAAAGCCGCATTTAACCACACTCGGCTGCAATCGCAAAAGTTCGTAAAGCACTGATTAAGTGATGTTAATGGAAATTAAGTGCAGCATTAGGAAATCACCATTCTGATTCGACTCCCGCCACCTCCACCATTTAAGTCCTGAGTAATCAGGGCTTTTTTTGTGCCCGCTCGCCGAAGACTAATCACTCTTGCCGATAACAATATGCAAGGGTCGCCCTCCGCACGGACCACTT